CCGTTGCCGCCGTTGTTCCTTGGAAATACTGATCCCAAGGTTCCGCCTACGGTATTAATTATACCGCCAATGGCAGCAGGACTGCTTAACAACCCTATAGCTTCCGCTCTCAGACCTGCTTTAGATAATTTGCCAACATTTTTTGCGGTGTTTACTGCGGCAATTGCTGTGCCAAGAAATCCCCCCACGCTGCCAAATGCTGATCCCTTGCTAACATCCCCAAACACACTTTCAAGGCCATCTAGCACTCCTCCCTCTCCTAGTAGAGTAGCTGTGCCGCCGCCTGCTACAGTCAACGGACTTGGTACATTGTCGTAGTATAAATTTGCAAATCCCTTGGGAGTATCTCTTGTAACACTTCCAGAACTGTATACTACAGACTCGTATTCTATGTTCATTGTGGTTTCATTAAATTCATTTGCACTATATCCGGCGTCGCCGTGTTGCCAACTTGTGATTTTAGGTTTGATTAATGTATAACCTAAGAATCTACGACGACTCATAGTGTATATGGTAATAGACTTAAAAAAGTCCTCGCTTTTTCCCTGTTTGTCGAGACCGTATCTATAACCTTCGAATGTGGTTCCGGTGGCTTGTAAGTTAGTTTTAGAAAATGCTGCTTCGGGATTAAATCGATCTTGCACATAGGTTCCCATGTACAGTGCCCACAATGCATTGATTACACCTGCACTATCGTCATGAAATTTCATGCTTATACCTTCATAGGTAAAATTTTTATAGATTATATGCTTTCTATTATATTGATTTTTGGTAACTGTTTCAAATTTATATTTAGGCAGATCAGTACTCTTGATAAGATAACCAATTTCATCTGCATGGGTGTTAGTGAATACTGGCGAAGTTAATATGTTTTTTTCAATTTCGAATCTAACATAAAACATGAACTTGCTGCGAGGCATGAGCCTATAGCCGTTTTCCACAAACAACCTACTAGCATGGCGCCAATCCGCAAGGCCGCCTTTGGGTGTGAGTAGACCTTCTCCTACACCTTTTAAAAATCGAGTGAATACATTTGCCATACAATTATTTAGTCGTAAAAAAACCCGGGGGTTAATCCGGGTTTTTGATCAGCTGTTAATATTAGTTCGAGCTGCCGCGGCCTGTTACAGCTTCGCCAAGACTTCGGCCAACAACTGCTCCGATGCCTCGTGCTGTGCCTGTGCCTGTACCGCCTGCAAACTGTACAGCATTGTCATACTTGATAGTAAGAGCCACTGTCATTGGTTCATTGGAACCATAGTTGGCTTCACCATAGTTAACTTCTGATACATAGCAACCATATGTTTCCCATTTTTCAAGGACGTTTGGTTCAAAACTACCATTGCCGCCATCCAACATTTCAATGTTCATTTGGAATTTGTAATCAATTCCTGAACGGGCACTGGCCTGTTCCATGAAGTCAAACTGCTTTTGTACCTGTTGACCAACAATTTTCTGCACCTGGCCGTTGGCATCGTCTCGTAGATTTAACGTGACATCGCCCCAACTTGGTTTACCAGCCAATTTAACTTTTGAGTTGTAGACTTCAATAGTCATTTCTTCAAATGTTACAGTTGGTCTAGTCACATCACTAACTTGTTTTGTTAGTTCTGTACTGGCCTCGACACCAAATCCTAGCAGTATCACTCGAAAGCGATATTTTAGTTTTGGCATCAGCAAAGCTGTGCCGCTATTGGCTCCTGAAGTAGGAACCGAAATTCTATTTAGAGATGTTAGTGCCATTTTTAAATTTCTCCTGTGTTCTTGATACGCAATGGAATATAGATAAATTCAATCGCTTTGACTGGCTCAATCGCTATGTCAACATACAACTCATTGCGATCAATTCTTGTTGGTGTGTTGTTTGACTCATCGCATACCACGGCAAAATCATACAACGCTCTTAAGCCTACCAACTCTATCAATAGACTCTCAACAGCCCCTTTGATTTCATCTCTTGTAATCTTATCATTGGGTTCAAAGATATACGGACGAGCAAGTTTGTTTAGCTGACTGCGTAGATAAACCACTAGGCGTGCCACGTTAATACGATCTAATGCTGATGCATTTCTTGCACGAGTCTTTTGACCATATGCAACTAGTCCTACTCCAACAAAGAATGGAATTGGATTTACTTTGAGATCATACAATGTGTCACGTTGACCTTCATTTAGCGCCACTGACTGGAATTCACCTGTGTCTGCATCAATGTATCCCACTGCTGTGGCATTAGTAATACCACCACGACGTGTACCTGCTGGTGCAAACCATGGATAACTGACTTGGTCGCTGAGAGCGATAGTTCTCAACATCATGTGTGATGCCGGAACCACTGCGTTAGCACCACTTAGGTCAGTGGTAAATCCATTGGGATAGTACACTGCTGAATATTCGTCGTAGCTAACAATACCTGTATCATTGTTGTCTAGTGCGCCATTGGCATTGGTGCCCCAGGCTGTGAGGCTGGTTGCATCTGACGGCAAACGCAGTGGAGTATCAGCCACTACAAATGCTGTGACTCCTCTATCTAGGTTCAAGTTGATCAAATTGCTGTAGGCTTCTGGATATCCTGGGCAGGCAATCAAATTGAAGTTTCTACGCTCTTCATCTCTGGCTTCTGAACTAGTATCAATTGCAGATTTGAGTTTTTGCACAACTAGACTGCGCTGTGCTTTGCGACCAAAGCTGCCTGAACCGTCTTCGTTGTTTGGTGAAGCTGTGACCCAACGATCGGTTGCGTAGGCGCTTTGACTGTCGCCGGTAACTGGACCGGAGCCGTTGTCGTTGTATAAAGCTTCGTAACGCACGTTATCGGCTGCTGTGTCAATGTAATTATTGCTGTATCTTTTGACATTACCGCCACTTCTGCGTAAATTCCACAGCAGCATGCCTTTGGGGTATAGTGCTGGATCTGGACAGTCAAAATCTACATAGTTACTTAACAACAGATCTTTGATAGTGGCTGCTGTGTTACCTGAAGCGCCACTTGATCCATATCGAGCATCTGCAAATAAGATACCGTCTTCTGTGGTCTGATCAGTCTTGTCAACTAACACCCATTCTAGGGCCAGACCATCATAACGATAGATAGTTGGAAAGTTTTCTAGATCGGCTGTGCTGATCCACAAGTCACCATTTTTAAGTGCTGTTCCGTCGCTTTGAACTGTTGGCTCGCTGGCCGCCACAATTGGTCCTGCTGGATCAGTTTTATCAACTGCGCTTGCAGCATAGTAAGGACTGGTTGTTGTTTTATATCCAACCCAGATATCACCGTTGTGTACCATGATATCTACTTGATCAAAAACCGGAGTGTACCATAGTTGTCCGTCTTGTGGTTCGGCCAAAGGTGCAGTAGCAGATGCAGCAAAATCTTCTGCAGCCAATGGAATCCAATTTGTTGCAAGTAAAGTTTCTGCAGCACCAGAGCCTGGTGTGTACATATTCTGTGTACCAGTGCCTGTGTCGATGTTATAGGCAGTGAATATATCACTTATTGGTGCGCCTGTGCCATCTGTAAAACGTATGTCACCACCTTCTTTATGAATGATTTGCACTTCATTGTCTGCAGTCACAGAAGCTTCAACAGTGGTGCTACCCACAGCATTTATTGCTGTGGCCATTAATTCTGCATCGCCTACTGTGCCTAGAGCAGTAAAGCTCACTGAGCTGGCAGCGTCCAATGTTAAATTACCTTTGCTGGATGCCTTGAATGTGAATGTGTTTAAGCCTACACTAAATGTACCAGCAATCACAGCATTGGATGTCACCACGGTGTTGCCTGTGGTTGCTCTTTTGAAAATTCTAAATGACGCAGTTTCTGGTGACGTGTCGTAGTTGCTGTTTTCATCGCTGTTGCTTTGAACAAATAAATTATCTGTTGCAATACCTTGTCCACCACCACTGCGATCTAGATAATACAAGGCAGCGTGTGTGCTTGAGTAGACAGGAGCAGAATATGTTACCCAAGTCTTGGTGGCTGAATTCCATTGTTTGACAATGTATCTTGCTCCAAAGTTGGGTTCGGTGGTCTTGATCCACACACTGCCTGTAGGACGTGGTCTAGTATTTGTTGATTTCCACTCTGGTACGCTAGTATGTGGTGTCTGTTGTATTGCTGGTCCGTAAAATGTACCAGTAGTAATACCTAACTGTGCTAGTGCTATTGTAGAATTTAGGCCGCCGCCAGTGATAGTGATAGAGTTTGCTAGAGCAGAGTCGCCATCTGTTTCAGTGGCTCCGTCTGTGTACAAATACAATCTGCTGTTCAATTCCACTGCTCTTACGCCAGTAACTAATCCGCTACCGCTGTTGAAGTAGTTCACAAAGGCTGTAAGCGAAGCACCGCCTGGCATTGTCAATACTGTACCGTTGATAGAAAAAGTATTGCTTGCTGTGACTGTGGTCACTGTGCTAGATCCCGACACTGTGGGGTGACTTCCTGCCCAATCTTGACTGCCAACTTCTACCCAATGGTCGCCACCTAGCAGAGCTTGATTGCGTTTGTAGTAGATTTTAATTGCTTCTTTAGCAAGACTAAATCCTGCGTCACCTGTGTCACCTATGGTCTGCGCTACTACAGCATAGTCTCCAACAGCGCCTACAGAATCTTTAGGAGCATTAGTGCCTGAATTTATTTTTGCACTGTCATCATCAGTGAGTACTAGAGGAATTTTCAGTGCAAACTTTTGACCGCCTGTGGTCGATGCAGAGGCTGAATTCCATTCTTGAATACCATATGATGTTGCTCTAGTATCAAACCACCATTGACCGTCAGCTGGTTCTGCTCCAGGTGCGGAAGTTTGGCCTTGTAGTTCATCGAGGTCAACATCTGCACGTACGATAAACACAGAATTTGAAACGCCTAAAAAGCTATAGGCTGCTAATAGTCCGTATTCGTTTCTTTCGCCGCCGTGTATGGGGC